ATGACGACGAGTATCCACGGTATCCATGAGCCCGGTTCTTTAGTCGGCATCAACGTCCTCCGTCTCAAAATCGACCGGCTCAAGTGCCGATGGCACTACGCTCGGCACCTGGATCTGCTGCTCCTGCCAATACTTCCACAAGGCCAACGCAATCTGCACCAGCAAAGCGATCAAAGCTGGGTCGATGCCGTGGAGCCTGCGATCGGCCTGAAATCCGATGATCGCATCTTCGCCGCAGCCTCGGCATTCGACCCAAGCTGTACGAGCGACGGCACGAGCAAGCAGACGCATGCGAAGCCGCACGTTGCCGAATTGATCTAGTCCTTCATCTCGCGACAGGCCACGCATTACGAGGATGCCTTCGCAGAAGAGCTGCGGATCGACTCGCCAACGATGAAGCCGACGATCGCAAGAGCTGTCGCTATAAACTGATCCTCAGACATGCCGAGGTTCAGCTTCTCGTTCAATACTGGAACCGCGACCAAAGCGACTGCGGCCCAAAAGCGTCGAGACTTTAGAAGGTCGTTGATAAATAGCGGCATAATGCAACTCGTTTTGTAAAGCCTGAAAACGCACTGTCAAGACAAGGGCGGGCAGCGTGAATCTGCCCGCCCAAAAACTTAAAACTTCCTACTCGTACTGAGCGCAAGCCCACCAATCCATATTGATCTGGATTGCAACGGAAGCCGCAACCGCGACTTTCAGTCCGAGAATCGGAGTTAAGAACACGTCATCTGGAAATGTGACAGCATCAATTTCTGAAGCTGTCAATCGAGCAGGTACCGCACTAGTACCCGCAAGATTTCCGTCAACGTACCACTCAATCGTTTTGGGATTAGCGCGGTAACGAAAACCAAGCTTTTTGTATGTAGTTCCCGAAGCTGTAAAAGTTGCCAAAGCGTTTAACTTTGTTTTAGTCGCACCGTCTTGATAAGTTTGACCATCAGCACGGTAAGCACCGTCCCAGTCCGCACCTTCAGCAGTCAGTTTTACAAACCCAAGGAAGTTCGTGTCAGCTAACGCACAGACACTAGCAACTGCATCAGCAAAAAGTGCATCGGTAGCACCATCGCCAACCTCAGCGAGGCCCAAGGCAATACTGTAGTCAGCGGCAGTGATGACATCGACGGACAAGCAAGCCTCGAAACAGAGGTCGCGGTCGGCCAATTTGAACGGAGCGCCCTTGCCACGACCCCATTGAATAACCCCCTCGTCATTTGCGCCAGTTGCGTCCGAGTCAATGGCAACGATGCCCTTCCGTTCGTCCGTATCAGCGATTTGATCAACCACTACACCAGCGTCTGTTTCTAAAATCAAATACGGACCCTCACCGCTCGAGTTATGAAAAGAGAGGAAGTCATCGTAAAAACCAAACACAGGGTTTCCGTTTGGGCTTTGATAGGAACTGCCAGACGGATTCATGTTCGTTGGAGCGCCGAACCCTCTCCATAGTTTTGGGGAGAAAAGTCGAGTCGAAATTTCTTGAAAATGTGTCTGCATAACGCAATCCTTATGAAAAAGAGGGATTTGTCTCAGCTTTGGGTGAGCGTTGTCCCATTAAAAAATTGGCGGGCGAATTTAACGTCTGCCCGCCAAAGACGTTTATCCAGTCGCTGCTGACACGATGTCAGCAATGACATTAAGCCGTTTCGGTCACAGCGACAGTGCTATAACCACGGAAATTTCCGCGACGGTTAAAGCAAACCATCTGAACCGAGTCGTCCATGCAGCGAACGCGAACGTTGCTCATTTCAGGGTGCTGGAACGCCTTTCGCTTACGCATCTGCCGACCAGCAGCGTAGTAAGCCTTAAAGGTCGCCCAGTTGACACCAAGAATGATGCCGTCCGTTCGAGCGTTTACGCTGCCCGAATTCGTCCAAGCTGGAACCCAAGTCATCGGAACGCCACGGATGTAGACCGTTCCGCTTCGAGCTGCAACGTCATCTCCGATGTTGTCGTTGCCAAGCTGCAGCAGACGACGGTTAGCCGCTAACACGCTGTGCGTTGTTAGCAGTTCCCAATCGCTTCGCTTCTGGTCAACAATGTCAGGTCGCTGAATAGGAGGCGTAAACTGGCAAAGGTCCATCGAGTTGATGACCTTTTCGACAAAATCGCTTCGGCTGACCGTGGTGTATGGGAACGTCCGGTTTCGCCATTGAGGATATGTTGCACAGGAAATACCACCAACACCGTTTGCGGCCCATCCAACTGGCTCAAAACCGTTGAACCCTTCGGTCGCGTTGTTTTCAGTAACACTGTCACTTGTTGAAGTAATCCACCACAACAGAGACGCAACCGAAAATGGAGACTGAGTGGGACCAGTAGGACCAGGACCAAAGACCAAGTCTTCCATCCCTGTGTAAAACGATGTCATCAAGTCACGTTCCATGTCCTCGATGTAATCGTAAATCTGACGACCACCCGTTCGAAAAATTTCTTCGTCGATGTCGTAGTGGTAGTTATTAGTGGTCAACGCCCACTTCAACTCGCCCTGGTCAAGCGTATTGACCCGAGTCGAAGAGTCTCGGTGATAAAGACCGACCGTTTGGAAGTTGTCGTTGGTGTTAACCTTTACTTTCCATCGGGCTTCCGAGGTACTCATCGTGTCCTTCTTCAGGTTCCCTGAGAATAGTCGCGATGCGTATTTGTATTCTTGCAACGGCAGAGACAAGTCCTGTGCTGCAAGTTGTTCTTCTCCAGCAAACTTTTGATGGATGCTGTTGACAAAGTCATCAATCTGGTCAATCGACAAGGCCATTTTGGCTCATTCCTTATGTATTAAGACCGTTCGAGTTCCTTGTAAAGTCGGTCTGCCTCTTCGCGAGGATCTTCGCGAGGCGGCTGCGGTTTTGTTGGGCTCCCACCCAACCGCATTTGACTTTGCCGAGAAATTCTTTGGGTTTGTTGTTTGAGACGCTTTTTACCAATTTCATCAGCGAACACCATGTTGGCGACTCGACTAACTAATTGGTCCGTGAGTTCTGCTGGACGACCTAGTCGCTCAAGACCAATCATCTGAGCTTTAACAGCCACATGCAGGTCTTTTCTGCGTTCAAGTTCCTGCTCAGATTCCTTCCCTGTCTTGCCAAACAGTTCGGCGTAACCGAGAGAATCTACATAGTTATCAAACCGATCTTCTTCGGACTTAGCATTTGCGTAAGCGAATTGCGACTCCAGACGTTCTAGTCGAGATTCGTAATGATCACGCAATCGCGAGAACTCATCAACAATCTCGTCGTCATAGAGGTCTTTGCTTAGCGAAACCTCGTACCGATCGTTTGACTTGCTAAAAGCAGAATCCTGATCGTCCTCTTCTTCGGTTTCTTGTTTTTTGGCAAACTGACCCTTCTCATTGCGAGTAGGCTCTTTTTCGCTTTCAGACATAGCTTTGCGGCCAGCTTCAAGCGCCTTTTTGTCAAGGAAACGCAAAACCTTTTCCAACTCATCGCGATTGGTAAACTCAGACAACTCGGAGTCATCTATACCGTACGCGGCCATCTCGGCTTTCACTTTTTCATCTACCCATTTAGGGAGACTTACAGTTTTGCCGGTATCATCGCTGTCAGGTTCAACCGCAGCGGCTTTTTCGCCGGATTTTTTCTCGGCTTTTGGTTCTTTTGTTGTATCAACGTTGTTTGCACTATCAACATCTGGCGTTTCCTCGCCCCGACGTTCTGCTGCAACCTCTTCAACAACGGCTTCAGCATAAGCTTTTAGGCCTTCGCTGTCCAGTTTTTCCATTTCGACAATCTCGTTAGACATCTCCGTATCCTCCGCTCAAATCATGTAAGCCACGCATTTTTAAGAATTCATTGCGTGCGCGGCGACTTGTAAAACGAATTTGACCGCTATCTAAAACAGAAGCCCCTTGTATTGCATGTTGCTTGATCAGATTGCGTGTCTCATTAACTTGAGAACGCATTACACCACAGCCCTCAGAAATTAAAGGATTGTGTTCTGTGTAAGTGTTTGCAGCCATTGCGGGACGAGAAAGCCAGTCTGCTTTCTTTGGGACGAGCTGATCTAACTCTTCGTGAGAAACACTTCTTCCGTTGTATTTGTAAGTTATTCCGCCCATCATCCTATCCCCTGCAACATCGAATCTCTTTGCTGCGAATTGATTTGCGGATTACCTCCAACCAATGTTTGGATAAGAGCATTGTTTCTAGCTTGCTCAGTACCGCCTCCGCTCACGTTGCGACGGATCGTCTCTCTAGTTGTCACCGGAGATTGCCTCACAGTGTTTTGGTCACCCCCAAGCATTTGGGCTGGTGCAGCAAACGTGATAAATCGCTTGAACTCTGGCCTGTTTTTCAATCTGGCAATTTCGTCAACGATGGCTTCGGCATCGATCGATGCTCCCGACGCCTGGAACATGGGCCACAGCGGGGCGATTTGTTGCAAGACTTGGAACAACTCTTGAAGTTTTTGTTCTGGAGTTTTGAAGACCATTGAATATGGTTCAACTCGGAAGTCATAGTCTTCGAACTCTCCCTCCCGATAATCTGGCGTCCAGTCTGAATTGACGCTAATACCAGTGTTCTCAATAGACATCGAAGTTCGAAGTTCAAGCGTCGAGTCCTCCCACATCAACCTCCCTAAGTCTAAAACAACATCCGAAGCGAAAGAAACAACTGCCATCCGCATGTCTGCTACGTTTTTAGAAACGTTCCCGTGGATCAACTCCTCTTGTCCAAGAGTCGATGCCTGGGATCCAAGACCACCCATTGCTTGCAAATTGCCAGCAAAACGGTCGTATTCTGCCTGCAGGAATGTTGCTAGCGCCATATCTCGCTGGTCGATCCCACCAACCTGAAACTGCTTGATTTGTTCTGGGCTGCGGCCCCTGTACCACCCGTTCCGTTCTGATGTCCTCAGCCTCTCTGCGTCGTCCTCCATACCTGGAGGGTAAACGTTAACCACTCGATGAGCGTCGGAGTCGTCTTCCATTCGACGGTGAAGCCTGTTCTGCAAGTCGTGCATCCCCTTTAAATTAATAGCTGGCGATGTCGGGATAACATTGTCTGGAGTGTCGCCAAGAGAAAGAAACTTGTAAGGACCAGCTTGAGATCCAACCCATTCTCTTTCAATGAGAGGAGGAAGATCTGCTTGATCAACAGCAAACGTTGCGATGGAGTTGTTTTCGGCAATCCAAACATCCATCATCCATATCATGTCTTTTAAGTCGTCGTCTTCGGCAGTCCCCCAGTCCGAAGCAATATCCCTTGCAGCGCCAACAGAATCTTGGTGTCGTCGATCGGTTGGCTTTAGCTTGTCTTTGACCTTTTTGTCGTACCCTGGTTCGTCCATGACTTTTTCATAGTCAGCACGATACCTGTGCCCGCAATATCGCATCTTGTTCAGTTCTTTGGCGGGCATGTCTAAGATCAGGTCGTCTATAGAAACGCGATTGAACCAAGGCTGACCTGGATCTAGCCAAACATCTTCTTCTGATTCGAGGATCCCGTGAAATCGAGTGTCGGTGTCTCTCATCATCACGACGCCGCATCCAAGACAAAAGAAAGCATCCATGACAATTGCTCGAATAGTCTTATCGAGCGTCATGTCGCTTATGAGTTTGTTGAGATTGACCTCAAATCTCGCAGCAAACGGTAAGGTTTCCATTCGCGACGTAGAAACCAATACCTGCGGATTGTTTGCGGCTAACGCAATCGTGTAGATGCGAGCCGTCTGGTTCATCAGGTTTACAAGAGTTTTATTTTCCGCACCTGATTCTGCGTACCAAGACCCAACGTAATCTTTGATAAGCTCCTTGCGAACACGACGAAACGGCTCCATCGCATCACGCGATGAGCGTATGGCTTTGAGAAGTCTTGCTCGTTTTTCGTCGTTTGCTAAGTCAAACATCCACAGCCGAAATAGGTACGGAATTATCCCGAAACTTACTTCGACTGGGTTTTATCTCCAGCCTCAGCTAGCTTGACACTGTGTCAAACAGCTTTTTTGTTAGACGCTGGCGATTTCGATCCTTCGAGAACCGCCTTTGTTTGTGCCAAATTCAAAGCAGACTGAGAAAAATGCAACGCCTTTTGGGCGTCTGGTTGAGCTTTCACTTGGTCAGCCAATTTTGCGATCGCGACATCAATTTTTTCGTTCAATCCTTCTTCCATCTTGCACCAATCCTTCAGGTTTTATCCTTGAATTTTATTTACGCAACACATCACGAATGCCATATTTTGGACTGCCCGTGTTAATGCTACGCCGCTCCTGTCGCTCTCGCCACAAAAAGCTTCCAATTTCTGGATTCTGACCGTTTTCCGTGTCGCTGTCAACTTTCTCATTTGCGTGCTCGGATGAAAATATATACCAGCACCCTGCTGCTGAAATAGCTCTGTCGGCATGATTTTTATTGCCAGCACCCTTATTTTTTGTTGGAACATGCACAAGTTTATCGCCGTCCCATTCATATTCTCCGCACTCTGTAATCATCTCTTCGGAACGCGGAATGTATAAACCCGCATCCATTGCCATCGAAATTCGATCAAACAAGTCTGCCTTGTCTGAATCTCTTCGAACTGGCCAGCCTACCCTGCGAGTCTTCGTTTGAGATCCAAATTGCTCAGAAGTTCGATAAAAAACATTCCAGTACCCTAGTTTTGCAATTTCGTCGGCAAACCCTCCAGAGTTACCCGCGTCTTCCCAGCCCAGCAAAGCTTTCCGCATCCACATGCAAATCGCCACCACGGTAAATGCAAATGCTCGAGGCTCAACTCCCTTGATTGCGTATTCCAGCACCTGTTCTCCATTGCTGTTGTCAAGCATGGATATGACAGATGGCGTTGCAACTGCCGACATGCCACCGGAAGCAACGTCGCAGCCTGCCGTGTAAGGTCCGAGCGGAGGAGAAAAGTCTATCCCAGGTCGGAACCACAACCGTAACGGACCATCGTCCCTTGGCGAAAGCCCAACAACTTCCGGCCTTTCTTTGTCGATTACAGGAACACCCTGCCAAACAGGTCGTTTGCAATGCTCTTTCTTCATCCGCTCAAGCAAAGATGGCTGAAAGCACTTGCTAGCCGCGCCCTTCGCATCCATGTCGAGTTCTCTAGCGATAAACCGAGGTGTAGCACCTGGAAGAATGCAGTGCGAGTCGTACCACGGCGATCTGAACTTACCTTCGATAACATGCCCTCGCCGCTCAATGGCCCTCAGTTCGCGAGAGTGTTTTTTGATGTATTCATCAACAGCCTCTTGGTCTTCAGGTCTGACTGCTGTCGCAACACCATTTTGGCGAACGTAGGCGTGCTTGGCATGAACTGGGTTGTTTTTCCAGTCCAGTGAGTAGACTCGAGGGTTATCTGGATCTGTTGCCGATTCGTAGAACACACCAGCGTCAGCGCCAAACGTTGAACATAGAAATACGCAATTCGTGACGTGGGCAACACTTGACATGATTTTGAAATCAACGCCACCAGCAATGAACTCTTCAGACCCAACTTCGTCAAAAGCAAACATGCTAGTTCGACCACCACGCGCAACATCCGCTGTCGCAGAATAGCCAACCCAAATGGAGTTTGTCTTCGGCAGCTTGATTGTGTGGTCAGTAATGTTGCGTTCGTACTTGTCAAGCATCCACACCGGAAGTTTGTCCAGCATCGAAGACAACTTGTTCATAACCGCAGACGGATCCTTAGAATCCATCATCTTTTCGTTACGAGAAACCAATCCTGAAGAGAATCCGTTTTCAAACAATGCGCGTCGAATCTGCACGCCAAGGTAAGTGTACGTTCCACCTTGGGCTCGCGACTTCTTTACCGTCGCCGAAACTGGATAGCCGTACGTCATCCCTTCAGTAATCGTTTCGTCCATGCCTACGATTACAGATTCTTGGTGAGGCCAAGGAATAAACGGTCGGAGCTTGATTCGTTCTCGCGGCTCTTCTACCCATAAGGCAAAACCAAAAAAGAAAAGAACGTCGTTTTCGCAAGCTTGTATCAAAGCATCACGAAACTGCTGGTCTACCAACGCTCGTTCGCGACATCGAATTCGCCAGCGTAGGTTTTCCTCAATTCCTCGAGGAACTAAATTATAGAAAGGGGTATTCATGCCGAGACTAGCTTCTTAAACTTCGCTCCAACGCTTCACCGATCGACATGA